GCCATATTGAATATTATGTGTCATATGTAGAATGAGATACTTACCGTAACCAAATTGCTGAAATGTAGGATCATAACGGTTCTGCCAATTAAAGAAAATCTGCTGTCCAACATGTAAACTTGGGGTCCACGGTATAGTTACTCTGAGAGCAATCTTGTCTTTTTCAAGCATACCCATTCTGGCTTGTCTTCTGTGTAGATATTTCTCAACTAATGTTTCACAGGTATTTTGTTGCTGTGCTGTGCCAAGATTTGTCAGTGATTTGAATATATTGGCTGCCTGAGATATTGCGCCCATAGCTGATGATATATCACCCGATGCTAGATTAAATGTTCTCACATCATTCATATTTTTACCATTACAATTAATACCATTTAATAGATCAGATAGAACATCATAGTCACATGGAAAATTAAATGTAACAGCGGTTCTAGCTGCTATGTAATCTTGTGTCTGATCAGAAAATGATACGCCGCCGGTTACAGCGGTATCAGAAGCGTATATCTGATGTGGTGGTCTTGAGGAATTCATTAGCTCTGTCAGCGGCTGAAAGTTATGAACATTGATACCCGATTTTTCATCAATGGTCATGTAATGAAGAAACGAGGGATCATCGCCGTTATATAATGCGACGTTGGCTTGTTGTTGAATAACCTGAAGTGGATGAATTGACTCAGCGACATATGGACGTCCCGGTCCAGTGCTATTATTCATTTTAAGTGTTTGAACATTAAGTTCACTCATGGCTTCTCTGACAACCGCTGCGGGTGTAGAGCATTTCCATGATTTTTCCATAATTGTCTCAGCGTCTTTCAGAATGGATTCATCTACGCTATGTAATGTTAATTCTTCAACCTTACCACTATTCGTATCAACAAAGTGACGATTTTCACAGCGATAAATATGCTGATTAACAACCATTGTTCTCTGGCCAGAACGATCAGCAATATTAATACCGATAGGCTGGCATCTAAAATAATTCCAGTTTGTCGGACGGTAATACATAGCTGATTGAAAAGTCACCATAGCATGAGCGGATGGATTCAATAGACTTTCACCAATAACCACTTCTTTAACTGTAACATCTTCTAGTTTGACACCACTGAGATTTATTGACGCCGATACCTGCGAGGCCGGATCATTACTCTGAGTGGTCGAATCAACATTCTGCGTCCTGGCCATTTATAGTAGAGTCCTTATATAATCAGGTTCACTCTGAGTTAGTCGTCTAAACTCAGTCATAATTTGTGTGTAGTATTGTGCTTTAATGACTTTGATAAACTTCTTATTATCATTTAGTTCTAGTTCATAATCATAGTTAGTAACAGCCCTGCCGTATGTGTTAAGAAAGACTGTGGTATCATTTACATTGTGAGCCTCGTATGAATAATATTCCGGTAACGAGGTATCGTCATATGAAAAGTGATTAGAATGATCTACTGTGAAATAGACATTATCAGCGGTGACTGCTAACGTGTCCGCTGTTAGAAAGTAATTGTTTGAGTATGGTTCAAAGTAGGTATAAGGAACGTCAAGAGCATTCTCTGTCAAGCGTTCTTTGTTGACCAGATATGTGCGGGTATATGTCTGATCGCCTACTCTTGTCTCTACGATCTTCTCATAATGATGATAGGATGTCTGAGCATTAGCAACGGAGCCATACTTCTCAATAATGTATTTCTTGAAATTGATATCAGAGAGTGGCCAATCAAACTGCGGGTCCATAATCTTATTGGCATATAATATCATCCAGCCAGCACCGGCGTCTTTATAAACCTTCTCTGCTAGAATTTCCGGAGTATCATTATCCTCTATCTCATATAGAACATATGAACCAGAGTTGCTTAGAACATCTCTGAGCATGGCATATCGCTTGAAGATATTGGTTACGTTTTCAGTAACGTTTTTATCTTCACTGATAGAGTAATCTATTCTCGGAAAATTATCTAGATACGGTGATATTGCCATTAGTCTTACCTTTTATGTACCCATTCGTCAATAGGTAGCTGGACTGCTTTGTCGTATTCGTCTTTATTGATTTTGATAAACTGACTACGGACATGATTATAAAGATACCGCTTCACGCATTCTTTTGAGAAACTCTCTAGCCCATTGGTAGCTGATTGAACTAGATCCCAGTTGGACTTTGCTGATCCTGACATGATACCATTGAATAGCTTTTTCTTGGTATAGAAATCGTTGAACAAGCCAACCATTCTGCCACGCTGTCCTCTTGTGAGATAATGCGTGTTGAGTCCTAGAAAGCCATCGGTATAACGATCAATGACAATAGCCAAAGGATACTTATCATACATTGGCAGCGTCATCTTATGCTTTGGATCATAGCGAAAGAAATACATACCGCCGACAAACTGATTACTAACATCAGCATATCTTTCGCTGGCGTCTAGTATTTTATTTCTAGCCGCTCCACCTGACTTTACACTAAGGGCTTTTTCTTCAAACCACTTAGCTAATTCGTCTTTTGTATATTCTTTTGCCATCTTATTATTTAGTTGGCTTTCTGAACAGTTCCGCTTCTGTGATTATACGAAACTCCCAGCCTTTATCTAAACAAAACTCCTTAGCTGCTTTCCACTTTGCTTCATTGACGCCGTAAGTCATGACCTCACTGATATATCGTTTAGTCTTTCTTTTTGGTGACTTTGGTGGTTGCGTCTGGGCTTGCGGCTTCACTTCTATTAGCATCTTCTTAACCGAGCCGTCAGGAGCTCTTGCTTCTACATAGAAATCCACAAAGTATCTGTGTGGACGATTATCGATTGGAGAGATATAGGGAATTACAATCTCTTCACTAGCCCATCTCAATACATTACTATTCTCATCTAGCGTTTGCATTACACGTTTCTCCCAACCAGAACGATATACTATGTTTGTGGGATCACCAATATATTTCTTTGGGAATCTCGGCTTGAAAAATCCCTGCTTATAATCATATGCCATTCTTGTACCTCTACTAAATAGTATGTAGCGCCGGAGGATTTAATGGCAAGTTATGTTTTTCCATCTGATCTGACATCTCGTCAGCAAGGTCATTTTATGAAGATCCAGATAGAACCAAGTCAAGTCGGCAGTGCTCGAACTGACAAAAATACTGTTATGCTCTATATACCCGGCGGTCAACAGAATGGTCCGCTAGCCTGGCAAATGCTGCACGAATACGATGACGTTAAATTAACAAAACTCGGTATGGGTGCTATCGGTGCTTTTTCATATCCTCTCGCAATAGCACAGGGCGCAGCAAGACTAGCTGGACAGGGAACAATTAATCCTAAGGTTGACGTTCTCTATGGTAATACTGAATTGCGTACCTTTCAGTTTAGTTTCTTCATGGCACCGCAGTCACAGAAAGAAGCACAAACATTAAAACAAATTGTTAAACTATTAAGAAAGTATTCTTCTCCAGAGATTGGCACGCCACAGTGGGCTGAAACGGCCGTATCGGGAATAGGAGAAACTCTAAGTAATCTGACAGGACGACAAGGATTATTTTCTGGAACATCTGGTCAGGGATCACTATTAAACTCAGGACTATGGTTCATACCACCAGCCGAATTTGAAATATCATTTCACTCAATCGTTAATAACGGATCATCGGGAGCAAACGCACCTGTAAATCCCTATCTTCCTAGAATTGGCAGATGTGTGTTACAAAGAGTTGACGTTGATTATACTGTCCAGGGAGACTTTAGTACCTTTAACGACGGCTCACCAACAAATCTACAGCTAACTCTAGTATTCAGAGAAATGCGTGTTATCAGTCAGACAGACGTAGAGAACGGATTCTAAGATGGCAATTAATCAAGTCAGACAAACAGGCATCAAAGATTTAGACCTTAATCGGTTCAGAAGCGTATTAGATCGTGGTGGCAGTTTAGCCAAAGGCTGCCGCTACATTGTCGCTATCAAACCACCAACATCATTAAAAACATTTCCGCCTGATCTTCATTATCTTTGTGAAGCAGCAGACTTTCCTGGTCGTGGCTTTGCTGTATCACAAGCAAGATACTATGGACCATCACAAGTATTCCCTTGTAATACAGAGTATCAACCACTAGCTCTGACATTCATTTGTCGCTCTGATAGTCAAGAGCGCCGCTTCTTTGATGATTGGTTGAACTTTATCAACCCAACAACTAATTTCAACTTTGCATATCCAAACGAGTATTACAGCGAGATTGAAATCTATCAATACACAGAGTATGGCGCAGGTGGACAAAGAACAAGACCAATGGCCAACATATCATATCACTGGAAGTTATACAAAGCATGGCCGACACTCGTTAATGATCAGGCTGTCAACTGGGCAGAAGGTGAATATCTAAGATTACAAGTTACATTTGCATATAAGTATTGGGATAGACCAAACTTACTATAATTAATGGAGTTATATTATGCCGTTACCTAAGATTGATTTGCCAGTTTATGATTTTACTATTCCATCTAGTGGCAAGGTAATCAGAGTTAGACCATTTACAGTTAAAGAAGAGAAACTGCTGTTAATGGCTATTGAATCAAAAGTGGCCGCTGATATTATAGCCACTGTTAAACAAGTTATCAATAACTGTGTTCAGGATGACATTGATGTAGATAAGCTACCGTTCTTTGATATTGACTATATGTTTATTTTTCTGAGAGCAAAGTCAGTTGGTGACCAAGTGGCCGTAAGTCTGACATGTAATAACGTATTAGAGAATGGCGAAGAATGTGGAAATGTTTTTGAGGTTGAAGCTGACGTTAGCAATGTCGAATTGATCAGACACGATGGTGTTTCTGATGATATCAAACTCGGCCCGGCTTCTGGTGTCAAGATGCGATATCCAAACTATGGTATTATGAGAAAGTTAGAAGAGTTACCAGAGATCGATAAGAAAACACATATCATCGTTAGCTCTATTGATTATGTCTATGATAAAACTGGAATGCATTCGTATAAAGATTATACAACGGATGAACTAAAAGATTTTGTTGAAGGATTGACAGAAGAAAACTACAAGAAGCTGGAAAGATATGTAGATTTGTTTCCTTCAATATCAGGCAAGATTGAAGCAGACTGCCCCAAGTGTGGATTTCATCATAATGTGAGGTATACAGAGTTCTACGATTTTTTTATCTGATCATGGGTCATGATACACTGTCTAATCATATCAAGTCCAACTTTAACTTGATACATCATCATAAGTGGAACTTGGGAGAGATAGACGGAATGATGCCATGGGAGAAACACATATACGTGGAACTATTGAATGCGTATATCAAAGAGCAAGAAGACAAAGCTAGACAAAGAGAGAATGAACATAAGAACATGATGAACCAACTTAACAGAAGAAGAATGTAATGGCTTTCAACGTAGGTAAAAGTTCAAAAGATACTTTTAATCAGCTAAAGAAATTGACACCTAGACAGAGAGTTGATTATGTCAATAGGACTAGTCAAGGTGCCGCTGCTACTCTTTCTATGCTTACACCTCAGGAATTTGCCGAATTATTCCCAAACTATTATAAAAAAGGTTTGCCAGATGTTTCTGGTTTCCGTGAAGCAATCTCACGTAAGTCTAAACAGAAACAAGATGACATTAACTTTGGTCTATCACAAGGTGCCAAAACACTTGAACAAGCTGAACAATATGGACAGTGGAGAAGACGTGGCAGTAGTGGTAAAGATACAGGAACTGTCACAACTACAACTGGTGGTGACAGGTCAATTTCAAATAAAGTAATGGCAAAGGACATTTATAATTATCTCAAATCAAAAGGCGTTGATCATGTTCATGCTATGGGTATTCTAGCAAACATTCAAGGAGAGTCTGGATTTAGACCAGGTATTATGCCATCGTCTGATACAATGCGTAGAGAAGGTGGAGCATCTGGAGGACTATTTCAACATCATGATAATCCTAGTAGAGGTGAATATCGTTTTACCAACATGGTTAAAGCTGCTGGTGGTGAAGGCGTCTGGCAGAAAAATTGGAAAGGTCAGGTTGATTTTGCGTTAAGCGAACCTGATATGAAAAAGTATTTAAGTCGTAAATTTGGTGATGAAAGAGAAGCCGTTAGAGGTTTCATATACGATTTTGAAAGACCTGCTGATAAAGAAGGTGATTTTGCTAAGAGAGTAACTTATTTAAATTCTATCTCAAGTGCTGTTACATCTAATGATACACCACAAACAACTATGGGTGATGTGTCAAGAATTTCATCCAAGTCTGGAGGCTATTACGGTGGCGACGAATGCGTTGGTCTCTCTAAACATTTCTCGGGACTAGGTCCTGCATCAAAATGGAAATTTACTGATGCTAAAATTGTTGCTGGTTCAGTCATCGCAACCACTAGCTATGGCAAAGGAGATAGTCCGGGTGGTCGTCATGCTAGAGATATGCCTGATGGTAAGTCACATTATCATACAGGTATTGCTCTCAATTCACCAGACGCCAACGGCAATGTATTAATTCTTGAACAGTTTCAAGGACAACCTGCCAGAGTTGCTATGGTCAATATTCATAACTATCGTGGCTCTGGTGAAAGAATGGCAGTCGTTGAAGGCGGTGATCCAAGTGCTGGTACAATGAAAGCAGTAGAGATTGCTAAAGGTCTAGCTAATCCAGATCAGTTAGCATTGATAGGAGGCGGAGAAGCTGCTCCAACAGCGCAAGCGTCCGCTCAGGTTAAAGCGGTTCAAGGAGCTCCAACGGCAAGACCTACAGCCGTATCAACTGAACAACAACAACAGTATCCTCCAGATCAACAGCCGCAACAACAAGTAGCTAATAAACAAACAGCAACAGTTGAGAAAGTTGACAAGTCAAAGAAAACAGTTGAGTCATATAAGTTTGATCCTGACAAATATTATAATGAGGTAAACACAAAGCATCCTGAAGCTAAGTTCTTTGGTTGGGACAGAGAAAGAATTATGAAAGATACTTACAAAGGCTTTGAGGAAGCTCAGGCTGCTGGTGCTATTAAGTGGGATAAGAAAACAAACGAGATACATGTATTAGATCCTAATCACGAAAAGGTTCAGACAATCTATAAGGATATGCAAGATCAAAACATTGATCGAAACGCTTTTCTATCTAAGACAGAAGCAGGTGGAAGTGGCTCAGCCAGAGTTTCTAAAAGTCGTCGTCGTGCAGCACATGCAGCACATGCAGCACCTGATGTATATTCACCAAACGTAACAGAAACAGGATTAAGTCAAGACTCAAGACTAATAGACTACAGCGGATCAAAATCAGCAAAAGCTATTGGTATCACTGATCAACAGTATAACGCTTTTAGAGAAGCTGTAGCAAGCATCGAAAGCTCTGGTGGTAAGTATCAACTCAGAGGTGGATCCAATAAACGCTTCTCTGGTGCTTATCAGATCGGTGGTGGAGAGCTTAAAGAAGTGGCTAAACGTCTTGGTGAAACAGCACCTACTATGAGAGTAAAAGGTAAAAGAACACCTGTAGCGAATGAACAATTCTTAAACGATCCAAATATGCAGGAAAGATACTATGATGAATTTAACTTGATGCTTCATGAAAGATTGATGAAGAATAAAAAATATGCTGCTATGTCACCAGAAGATAAAATTAAACATGTTGGTATGGCGCACAATGCTGGTGCCGGCGGTGTTAGTAGATATCTTAGAACTGGTCAAATGAATACAGATAAGTTTGGAACAAAGCCACAGAAGTATGCTCATCATATTGAAAAACAATTTGCTGGACTTAAATCTGCATCAGACATGGCTATGGCAAATGTGAAGCCGGCGGCATCAACTCCTGTTGCGACTGGACCACAGCCAACAACAGGTCAGAACTTGAATGCACCAACGACACAGGCAAAAGCTACAGTAGATAAACCTAATTTTCTTGATCCATATACACCGGGTGCAACAGCTTCTACCACAGCTACACCAGCGAGAAATACACCGTCTGCGGCAACATCTGACACAACACCAAGAACAAAGACAGATCCAATTCTTACACCGCAGCCTGATATATCTACAGGTGTGACATCCGCACCAAATACATTAAGAGATACGATGCAACCTGCTCCTGATAGAAATGAACAAAACATTATGAATATGCAGCAAGTGCCGCACGATAAGCCTCAGAAAGAAACTCTTATAGACGCTTCTCTAAGCAGACAGACAAGAGAGTTTCCAACAGACTCATTAGCAAGAGCAATGGGTAAGGCGAGAGGTTTTGAAACTGGAACTGGTGCTGATGGATTTCATCATAGCACTACAGCATTAGGATAAAAAAAGGGGAGCAGAAATGCTCCCCAGTTTTCTTAGTCATCAAGATCGGCTAGTTCTCGAAACATAGCCAAGTCTTCATCATCATCTTCTACAACTGGAGCCTTAGCTGCTGCTTTCTTAGCAACAGGCTTTGACTCAGTAAATGGAACATCATCATCTTCCTCTGTTACTACTGGCTTAGCCGCACGAGGCGTTGCAGCATTACCAGTGAAGCCAAGCACATCATCAAGACGAGCCTTTAGCTGATCATAAGCCTTAAAGTTCTTAGGATCGATGATTGACTTGAGAGAATGTTCATTCTGCCAAGTTGATTCCAACTCACCATCATCTTCTGACAATGGACCTGAAGCAAGGAATGTTGACTCATCATAATTAGGAAAACCTGACTGACGGGTCATCTTCAACTTAAAGTTAGCACCTTCCCACAAGCTGAATGGATTGATTGATTCTTCTGACTCAAGGTCTGGGTTCATCATCTTTGTTAGCTTATCAAAGATTTTCTTGCCATACTTGAATAGAAAGATTTTACCTTCGCTAGATGGATTCTTAGGGTCACTAATCACTTGAATGTTAGAGACATAATGCAAGCGGCGCTTTTGATCACGGGCTTGCTTACGCTCTGGTGAACTATCATCACCTGAAGCATTCCATAGTGTAGAGTTAAATTCAGAAACAGGATCTTTCTGACCAATAGTGGTGAGTGACTTTTCAATATACCACTTACCTGTTACTTTGTTCTGAAAGCCATGGTCC